CAAATGCTTAAAGACATTAGTCAATATGGGATTTTGCTTGTTTTGGCAATTGCGGTTGCGGTAGTGACAGTTACTTTAGTTATCAAATTATTTGGTAAGGGGCTTTAATATGGATATAGGAGCAGCAACACCAGTAAATCAAATTGCATGGCGTCAAGTAGCAGAGCAAAAGTATCAAAGGCTAATGGACGATTTGCAAGTTGAAGAGCGTAGACAAAGAGTAGAGCAGTTAAACGCTACGCTGTATATTGCAAAGAACGGCAAAGTGCAAATGGAAAAAGCTAGACAAGAAAGTTCTATTAATTATTTGGTATAGTGATGGCTAAACAAGCACAACAGAAAACCGAAAGTAAAAAAAAATTGAAGAGCGGATTCGACAGCAACAATTAAAGGCTCACAATCAAGAGTGAATTATGTGGCAAATTAGTGCGGGATTAGGTTTGGTTTTGGCGCTTACACTAGGGGCGTTCAAGCTGTATTATGATAAGTCTCAGGCTGAATTAGATGCGTTTCAAATAAGGTTAGAACAGTCAATTCAGAATCAAAAAACGTTAGAGTCTACGATAGAAGAACAAAACGACAACTTGAAACAAACCATCAAAAACCATGACCTGATGCTTACTCAAGTAGAACGCTTGCAAAGAGAAAATATGGAAGCGCAGAATGAAGTAACGAGAATTAAAAAAAAATTCTCCAAGCACGATTTGAATGTTCTCTCTATGAGGAAGCCCTTGTTAGTGGAGAAGATAGTGAACAAAGCTACTCAAAAAGTTGGTGAAGAGCTTGAGCAAATTACTTCTGGCGTTAATTCTACTTCTAGTTAGTGGATGCTCGTTACTAGGGGGTAGAGATATCCCAGAGGTTGCACCCGTCGAGGTGGTAACCATACAAGAGCGAGCGCCCGTTTATCACCCGCCCCTCCCAGCTCCTATTCAAGCGGTTCCTGTAGAGTGGACAATATTGACGCCTGACAGGATGGAAGAATACATAGAAGACCTGAAGAAAGGCGAAGCCCCGGCTAACGTTTGGTATTCCTTAACGACTAAAGGGTATGAGAACCTTTCATCCAATATGGCAGAAATAAAAAGATATTTGCGCCAAATCCTAAGCATTACTAACTATTATCAAGAACTTGATAAAGAGGAGACTGAAGAAGATGGATCTACTGACTGATCTCATAACTTACGCGACTCTGTTCGTGACTATTTCATCCGCTATTTGCGCGGTGACGCCAACACCGAAAGATGACGCTTTTCTAGGGAAGTACGTTTATCCCGTTATTGAACTGGTCGCGCTTAACATAGGCAAGGCGAAAGAAGGCAATACAACGAATCCGATCAAGTTTGTTAAAAGGTCTGACTGATGGCCGAGCCATTCTATTACAAAGCCACTCTAGTCCGAGTGATTGACGGTGACACCATAGACGTTGATCTTGATTTAGGGTTTGACGTATGGCTAAAAAAGCAAAGAGTCAGATTAGCGGGTATTGATACGCCAGAATCACGAACTAGAAACAAAGCCGAGAAGGTGCTTGGTTTGGCCGCTAAGGATCGTTTAATTGAGCTGTGTGGTAGAACCCTTGCAGTCCAATCTCTCGGTAAAGGGAAGTACGGGCGCATTCTAGGCATACCTTACACCGAAGAAGGCAAAGATATCTGTAAAATACTGGTTTCTGAGGGTCATGCGGTAGAATATTGGGGTGGAACCAAGAAAAAGGTCTGGGCGTGATTTGTGGAGAGCTTTGGTTAGAAACTGGTAACCCATTTTGTTTTTCTTGTGAGAAGAAGGGCAAGGGCGAAGATCGAGATTGTAGGCTGTCAAATGACGAGCCAGTTCATGAAAGATTTCAAAAAAGTTTTGATTTTTAGGTGATATATGAAGACAAGCGAAGAAGGTCTGGAACTCATAAAGAGTTTTGAGGGCTGCGAAACAACAGCATATCAGGATAGCGTTGGCGTATGGACTATCGGCTACGGTCACACCAAAGGAGTGGAAGAGGGCCAGACTTGCTCCATACAAGACGCTGAAACAATGCTCTCTAAAGAAATGGATGAGTACGAAGGCTATATCAACAATATGGTCAAGGTTGAGCTTCAGCAGAATGAGTTCGATTCTTTAGTTGCATGGGTCTACAATCTTGGCCCGACTAACCTTGGCGAAAGTACAATGTTAAAGGTTCTGAATGGTGGTCAGTTCGACAGAGTGCCGGATGAGATGAGGCGCTGGAATCGTGCTGGCGGTCAGGTGTTGCAGGGGTTGGTTAGACGCCGTGAGGCTGAAGCTCTGCTCTTTCAGGGAGAGGATTGGAAAGAGGTGTAACTTGGCCTTGTCAAATACTCAAAACGCGAGATTAGGAGCCATATTGTCTGTGATGGCTAACGAAGAAGTGCCGGAAGAGTATTTAAAAAAGGTTGTTGATGACGGTTTTGTGGGTTTGGAATCGGGAAGATCATACTTGACAGACAAAGGCATAGATGAGAAAAACCGCTTGTGTACTCTAGCAGGGTTGAACATACGTTATTTATCAGAACGCAATGAGCAAAGGCGAAGCTGAATTAGCTTGGTATTTAGAGGCTATCGGAATACCGTTTAAGCGAGAATATCAATTCAAGGGCGTAAACGGAGATAGGAGGTGGCGGTTTGATTTCGCTTTGCTTCCTATTGATATGCACTTGGCTGTTGAGGTTGAAGGCGGCTTGTACATCAAAGGGCGTCATACGAGAGGCAAGGGCTATGAAAACGATCTTGTTAAGTACAATGAGGCCGCTATGATGGGCTGGACTGTACTAAGATATTCTACTGGTCAGGTTAAGAAGATGGCTATTCCGCAGATAGAAAAAATGTTTCATGTGAAACAAAACGAACTGTTGTCGCCATAGTCACAACAACAGCCCGATTAAGAATCCCCCCAAGAAGCTGATGATCATAGCGTTCGCCGTGAACAAAGGTATGGTCAGATAACTAAACGATTGTTTGTTAAGGTTAAACAGCCGCTTGATTAGCAGAGACTTCATTACTTCTTTCATTAAAAAATACCTCTATTAACATTTTAACTCTTGAGTTGATGGTCGCATGACCGTTTTCTAATCTACATATTTGTGATCGGTTGGGCTTGCCTTTTGAGGTGTACCCCAAAAAATCTGCAAGCTCTTCCTGAGTCACGTTATGCTGAGTCCTCAAAGCTCTTAGTTCCTCGCCTTTCATATTTCTAGCCTGTCCTTAGCTTGTTCGTCTTGCTGTTCCGATAAACGGAAGCGCATCCATTGGGTTAACGCCGATAACGGGGTCATATTGTTTTTCTTGGCTATCGGCTCTATTGATTTAAGGATTTCTTCAATCAAAGCAAAACGGATCTCTTGATCCATATCTTCAATAAATTCAGACAGCGAAGACATTCTTGTCACCTTCTATCGCCATCTTTAGCCTATCCTTGTCTTTGTCACTTACTCTTTTCATTAGGTTTTCTACAGACATACCCAATGCGTCGATCTTGTAAGTCTCTGAAAACTCTTCGCACAAAGTACAAAGAGTGTCTACGGGGTCAAAGTTTTTTTCTGGAGAGAGTTTCATATTTTCACCTCTAAGGTTTCGGGTTGATAATCTTGGTCATACCATTGCCAGATACGCTCTTGCAGCTTAGGCCATATCTCCGGCCAAAGATTTTGCATAGCTTGATCCGCTCGTTCCGTGCCTTTCTGATCAGCAATTTCTGCGTAATTAAAAAGCATAGATCTCAAGGTAAGCATCCCAACAATGTCCTCTGGAGAATACTCTTTGCCATTTTTATCTTTCATCAATTTATCCTGTCAATTAATAGTTTATTATTATAAACAAATCTAACGATTAGTCTATACCCATCTAGCCTTTTCTTTTAGATGCCAAGCGTTACCCACAATCACATCTTCAGTTCCAAACCAGTTGTTACCGGCGTTGTATGCGGCGTTAGTTGCTTCGGCGTTGTAAGGCTTTCCGAATAGCTTGCCTTCCTCATTGATTAGAAGCTGGCTTCCATCTGCCAAGCTAACCATCTCAACATAGCCATCAACAAATGCTTGCGCTTCTTCAAGCGTTGGCGGCGTACTTTCTCGGACTTCGTATTTGGGATTCATCATAATTTTCCTTCGTTATCTTTTTGGACAACGGGAAATACCGAACATAGTTGTGATGTCCATACACAGTGCTGGTCGTTTCCCGCGCATAGTATCCGAGGATTCGATCAAAAAACTGCATATCATCTACAGCTAGCGATAACGCTTGAATCTTGGATACCCCCTCATATATGTACTCGTATTCTGTTCGATCAGACGCTTGCACGAGTACGCATATTTGTTCAGGCTTTAAGCCTTTCATTTCTCTTTTCATCATTAACTCCTTACGCATCCAAGTCACTGACGATAACACGCGGCGCATTTGGAATAGAATCATAAATCCACGTTTTCGCTCCTTCGACTTTTTCAACGTCAATATCTAAGAGATCAATACCAAACTCATCAATAATTTCAAAGCATTGTTGGAGTAGATCATTAGGCGATTTGACATATATCTCTCGCTCATTCAATCCAAGATCTTCTTGAAATCGCACGGTGTAAACTTCGGCTCTGTTTTCTTCTCTAAACATTAGTAGCTCCCCTCAATCATTGCGTCTAGGTTTGAGACCATGCTTTCTACGTCAAGGTCTTGAACTATTATTTTTGGAGTGGTTGCCGGAAGGTTGTGCTTTTTGTTGTATCGCTGGTCATACAGCTTAATCGCATATAGGTCGTTGTACTGAAGACAAACCTTAACGCTTCCCTTGTGGATTCTTCCGTTAACTCTAAAGCTTAAAGCGCCTAGGCTGTTTTCTTCTTCGCCTATCGCTGCGGTGTCTTTCATTCCCCACGAAGCCGTAACCGCCCATTCGGTTAGGTTCATTATCTGCGCTAGTATTGTCTGGGCTACTGTTGTGTCGGTCATTTCATCTTCCTATCAATTTATGTGTTTATTATAGCAAACGTTATCTACTATTCGCAACCCTTTTTTTGCCGTCTTTATCCAAGACATAATCTTTATAAACGCGCCCGAGTTTTGAGTCTCCTCTAGTGTGAGACTTGACCCATGTTTCGCGTTTCTCGCCGTGTTTGTCTATCCATATTCTACGGTGTCCCATAACATCATGTTCACGAATTCCAAATGGTCGAGTTCTTTCTTTTTGCTTCATAGTCAGGTTGATGACTTTTTCTTTCGGTAAGTTAATAGAAACTCGGATGTGGCTGTCGTATGGAGTCATCTTGTTCGTGATGCTCTTGACGTTGTTGTGCGGAGAATAATTCTCTTGCGTAGTCCAAGGGTAATTCAGCATAGAAAGTATTGCGGTGATCATTGGAACTATACCGGCAAGATCATTCATCAATTCTCTTTCGGGTTCTGAATGTTGATATGATTCTGCTCCCCCTCTGATGTTTATTGATCCGTTTGTGACCAATAGATTGTCTGCTACGTTTTTGTAATCTGAAGAAAACTTGCCATCCCCAAAGAGGTGGTCAATTTTGTTTCTATCCCATTCTCCTAATAGCAAATCTAGGTATTGCTCATTTACTCTGGCTTGCCGTTCTTCTACTCCAGCAAAGTTTGTGTCTGTAAAAGCAGAGCTTACAATTCCGAAAGGAAAGTGATAAACAGAATCTTGTTTTCTTTGCCCGTCCTCTTTGGAGACATAAGAGGTGCTTCCAAAAAAGTTATAGACATACAGATCATCTTTGCAATCCGAGAGCCTTGATTTTAATTCTTTGGAAATCCCCCCTGCTTGCATAAAACTGTAAGAGCTGGTCTTTGTTATGTATACACCAAGAGGCGCAATCAACTGATTTTCTCTCACCGCAACTTCTTGCGGCTTGTTAGACGCCATACCGCAAAGCAACTTTGCTCTATCAAACTCTATCCAAGTTCTCTCGAAAGGAGGCCGAGCATTATAAAAAGAATTCCAAAATTGTCTTATGTTGCCTTTAGAAATTAATCCGCCAACGGTTTCAGATAGTTCGTCAGAAACCTCCATATATTTTGACGAATGAATCATGCGCTCTAAATCTCCAGAGATTCTTTTTACTGCTTTTTTAAAAGTATTACGTTCGCCTTTGACGCTTTCAAAGTTTATCCCGTTAACTCTGATAAACGGTTTTTTCAAAGTGTGTATGATCGCGTTTCTAAGATCGCCAACTTCTATTGGATTCATTCCACGCTCCTAAGAGGCGGGTGCGCTCCGCTCTCATTCATAATTTTGATAAGCGTTTGCAGCTCTTCGATGTGTTTTGTTTTCTCACAAAAAGCCATAAGCGCTTTTCTTGCGGTAGTAGCCAGCTCCCGAGCAGTTTGGTAGGTGTCGCTCTTGATGCCGTACTGCTCATAAAACTCTGTGGCGATCTCTTCTTTCTTGCGAAGGTTCCATTGCAAAGAGGATCTAATGTTCAGGTATTCTTCATTGGTAAACATTACGCAACTCCCTTTTCACAATGATTAACAATAAACCAGCTAACTAACGTTAAAGTTTTTTCGTGTTGCGGGTTCGCTCTTTCTTTGATCCATTGCTTGAGCAGCTTGCACTGTACTTCTGGGTCAGAGGCTATGTGGCTGGTTTCACCGTTGTGAACGTACAGGT